TCCCCCCTCTCGGGCCCTTGGGGGCCCAGCCGTTACCACATGCTGGCCATCGAATATTTCGAGGGCAACGCCCCTCTCATTAACATTTACAGCCCCTGCGGCGGATACATCACCATCGGCCAGAGCCGCAACGGGATCGTCTACTTCAAGGGGGTCGTGGATTTCAGCGCCGCAGACGTCCGAGGTCTGGATTTAGGAACAGGAGCATGACACAGCCATGAAGAAAATGTTAAAAAATTCCGAAGTGTTTGAGCGGCTCCACTCGCTCAAGCCACTGCTGTCCCGGCGGGATCGGATCGGTTACATCGCCGCCCGGAACTACCGCTTTCTCTCCAACTCCCTGGTGGAATATGAGACCATCCGCCTCAGCCTGATCGAAAAGTACGGAGAGGAAGGGAAGGATGAACGGGGACAGCCCACCTTTGTCCTCAAAATGGAGTCCCCCAATTTCAAGACGTTCTGTGACGAGCTGGCTCCCTTCAACGAGATGACCCATGAGGTGGAGCTGATGACCGCCAAGTACAGCGAAGCGGAGGGGAACCTGACGGGGGAGGAAATTTTGGCCATCGACTGGATGCTGGAAGATTAGGAGGTGGTCCGATTTGGCCGACATCAGCAGTTTTTTGAAGAAGATTCTGGAGGCGATCTACGGTGAGGAGGTGCGCCATGAATAAGGAGTCCTCCAGCGCCATGGAGTTTGCCGCCACGGCCAAGGACTCCGCCAAGGCCTCCGCGGAAAAAGCCAAGAACGAGGCGGACACCGCCGGGCAGAAGGCGGCCGAAGCCCTGGACTCCGCCGGGAAAGCCGCCCAGTCTGAAACCAACGCCAAAGCCTCGGAGACTGCGGCGGAGGGGTACGCGGACCTCGCCGTTGACGCAGCGGAACGGGCCGGAACCTCGGAGGAGAACGCCAAGGCCTCGGAGCAGACGGCTCTGCAACAGGCCAGAGAGGCGGAGGAGTCCAAGAACGCCGCTGCTCTCAGCGAGGCCGAAGCCAAGGCGGCAGAAGAGCGGACTAAGGAGGTCCGCAATCAGGTGGAGACCCTGGGTGCCCAAGCCACG